CCGGCTGGACTTCCCGAAGAATATCCTCCAGAGACAGGCCCAACCCAAAGTGGTATTCTTGATTTGCCAACCTAAACGGGTGCGGACAAGCCATAACATGAATCGGTTTTGGCTCAATTATTGCTGGCAAATTATGCGAGGAGGTCGGCATGGCGGTAAATCCCAATAAATTTGCGTTTGTAAAACTCGCCAACGTAGGACTCCACGTAGGTTCCCATTTTAGGCTCGGTATGCAACATCTTTCCCGGCTTTACCACAACCCCCATGTGGACTACATCTCCCCGGAAAACAGCGACATCCCCTGGTTTTTCATCCCCTTTCTTTATTTCCTGCCATGAACCGATTTGCTCATCATATATCCTGGCCCACTCCTGGCTTTGTGAACTATAGAAAGCCTCAAAAGATTCGATTGTTATTCCATGCACCAACTTAAAAAACTCCACCAACAGGCCCCAGCAATCCCAACCGGTAAAATCCCTGCCATGATCCAGGAAGGGAACGGCGATGGCTTGATTGATGAAGTCACTTAATTGCATTAGAACAACCCCGGAAAGTAGGTAGGCGAAAACGTATAGGCACAGGCCGGTTCCGCAAAAAGTCCCTCCAGACTCAAAGTGCCCTCGATGGTCAGGGAATTGTACATAACGTCTTTCATTTCAAAATCAGTAAGTGCTTGCTCCACCGTGTCTGGGTCGGTAGCCTTAATTATTTCCAGGGTGACCGTCAGCGCTATTCCGTCTGCTGCCGCCTCCCGAATCACTCCCACCAGGTCCCGGTCGACGTTATCCAGGATCAACTTCGCCTGAGGCGGACGGTCATCCGAATCATCTGAAATAGTCGGTTGAATCGGGCAGGCCAGGAAAGTCATGCCTCGGCTAATAATGTTCGCCCCGGAGTTGTTCAGGTAGATGGGGCCAGGCAAATTGGGATGATCGATAGTCACCAGCACAGAAAATCCCTCCTCAGTCTGAGGGGCATTGCAAGATGCAATAAAAGCATCGGTTACATTTCTCATGGAAGTTTTTCCATTTTCATAGAGACACTATAATACCCAGCCCCCAAATGTTTGTATGACGGAGGCTCTACCAATCTGACTGTTATTGTTTCCCCATATTTTCTTGGGTCCGGGAAATCAAACGGAGTTACCCCGAACCCAATCGCATTATAAAATCCCTCCCAAATTAGCATTTCCTCTGGAGTAAACACATACTCCATCGCATAATCTGTTACTCCAGCAGTGTATCTCCTCCTAACTTTGGCAGGTCCAGCATCCATCTCTGTTCGTGCAAGCAAATTGGGAGGTGTCTCCGTAAGAGAATCAGGAATCGGTTCTTGAGGTAACGTCGCAGGCCATACAGCCATAATTTATCTCCGTGTTGTGTTCCCCATGGCTTGAATCATTTTAAAAGTTGAGCCCCTTCTTCCGATAGCTTTACCTACCAACTCATCAATGGTCACGATAATATCTCCCTGGGGTCCTTGTTCAGCTTTAGCATCTGTGTTCTTGGCATTATTGTTTATAGTGATACTTACTTGTGGTGGAGCCGAAGAACCAAACATAGCTTTCACCCCAAGATCACCATTAATTCTAGTTAAAGGTAAAATTCCTTCGGCTCCAGCCTCGCCCATGAGCCCGGCACCGGTGGCCATGCGGAACAGCGTGGGCCGGGTGACAATGCCGCCCCGGCCAAAGGCGGCCAGCGCCAGGCCCTGGGAAAAAGCGCCGCCATGAGCCCAGTTCTTAAACCCCTTGCCTCCTGGGACATAATCATAGCCAGAGGTCCCAGGACCCCCGCCGCCACCAAACAGATTGCCGCCCCCGATAGACGAACTGAGGCTGTTGAGCAGCCACTTGATTGCGCTGGTCAAGGCCTGGCCCAGGGCGTCGACCCCGGGTTTGAGCGCCGCCATCATGATATTGTTGAACATCTCGATAAGCGTATTGGAGATGTCCACGGTGCCCTTCCGGATATCGTTAACGAGCTTGGTCACCCCGGAAGAAAACTCGCTGCTGATACTGCTCATTATCTGGCCATGCTTGACATCGAACTGCTTGGCTCCAAGGTTGGCGTCCAGGGCGGCGGCGTATTCCGGGGTATAGCCCCCGGCATCAATAGCCTCTCGCTTGGTTCGCTGCCAATCTAGAAGGAGCCGTTGCAGTTTAGCCTCCTGCTCGGTAATGGCCCCCAGCAACTGACTTGTTTCCAGGTTCAGATCCTCGGTTTTCTGCTGATATTGCTTCCTGAGATCCACCTGGCGTTTCAGTTCGTTGGTGACCTTGACTTCCCCTTCCAGCCGGGCCTGGGCCGCCTCCGTGTCCAGCTTGGCCAGAGTTTTTTTATTCTCGGCCGCCAGTTTTTGCCGGGCGATAGATTTGGCTTCCTCGCTCATCTTCGGGTCGGCATTTAATTCGGTGAGAGATTCCTGGTAAGCCTTTTGCTGGGCCTGGCGTTTCCGCTCGATCATCTCCAGGGCCGCAGCGGTCTCCTGCTGCTGCAATTCCTGGAGCCGGGCGTAATAGGTCTTGCCGTCAATCAGGCCCTCGGCCAGGTTTTTCTCCATCTCGGCCCGTTTCTTGTCGTTGGTGGTCTTAAGCAGGTCCAGGGAGTTCTGGGCCTCTTGAAGCTCCGCCTCCCGTTTGGCCTTGTACATGGACAGCATCGGACCCAGAAGGGAATCAATGGTCTCCTTGGCACCGCCGCCACCCTTGGCACCGCCGCCACCCTTGCCGGGAGGCTTGGGGGCATCCTTGAGGGCTTTGGCAAGAGCGGCTTCCGCTTCTTTTTCTATCTGTTCTGGCGATTTGTACCCTAAAACCCCACCCGGAAGAGGTTTTTCATATCCTTCAAATTCATCTGGCATTTTCTTTAAATCTTTATCCCTGACTCCTGCTGCAATATCGGCAAACGGGTCCCCGGATGCGGTTTCGCCGTGGAGTTGCCCCGGTTCTGTGAAAGTTTTGTAGGTGCCATAGATCGCCGCAGCAATGATCGCTAATTTTATCGACGCGGCAAGAGCCACCCAACCGGCAACAGCAGCGGCCGCCATAGCGCCGGTGGCCGCCGCTGCCGCCGCCACCGTTTCCAGGGCAGCCGCCAGAGACATAATGTAGCCAGCTATTTTGACAGCCACCGCCAGTTCCAACAGGCTTTTCAGTAAATTCCCATTTTCAGCTACCCAATTAACGGTACTGGCGATCGCCTTGCTCGCGGAATTGATCCAGGTGGCTACCTCAGTTCCCCAGTCGTATAAACTATCCCTATTGGCGTCGGCCCAGGTCTTTAAATCCTTCCAGGCCTGGGTCATCTGCTGCACCCCGGCGCTCATCACCGGACCGAATAGTGCCCATAGAGCGTTCTTGGCCTCTTCTGCAAATCGGGTCATCGACGCTAATTGTTTGCCCACGGAGGCGTCCGCCGCAGCCGCAATACCGGCGAACCCCGCCGATAAGCGCATGACCTCGTTGAGCATGGCCTGGGCTTTTTCTACCTGGTTCAGTTCCTTCTTGGTTTCCACCAAACTGGCGGCGTAGCGTTTATAAATATCATCCGTGCTGCCCACCTGAATCATCATCCGGCGCAAGGTTTCCTGTTCGCCCGTGAGGATACCCTGGATGATCCGGTTCATGGCTTCGGAGGTGTTGACCCCGGCCACCACCGCGATATCCCGGGCCCGGGTGGCCAGGTCTTTCAACTGCGATAAGGGTATGCCGGAGGTGAGGGCTTTCGTGACCGCACTCATTGATTCCTGGGTGGTGATGCCGGCGCCCTTGAGGTCATCCACAAATACTTTCAGAGAGGCCGCCGACACCCCGTAGGTCTTGCCGACCTGGGTCATGGCGATGTTCAGGGTCTCGGTCCTGGCCCCCACCATGGCGGCATCTATGGCAAAGGCCTTCAATGCACCGCCAATCTCCCAGATCCCCACTGCCACCCCAGCGAAAGCCAGGGTCTTTTTGAGAGTCGAGGCAAACGAACTGGCGTAATTCTGGAACCCCGCGAGGTCCCCCCTGGCCGTCTTCAACCCGGAGTCCAGGCCCTTCAGGTCTGCTGAGAGTTTGACTAACAGTTCGCCGATGTCAGTGGCCATATCCTCTGTCCTCAAAAAAGCTGATTATTTTTCTCTTGCTGGTCTGCCTAGCCCTGGCGAGGCATGCCGGTGAAGAAAGAAAAGGCCCGGTCGCTCATCTTGGGCCTTTTCTCCAGTGGTTCGCTTTTTTCTTCACCCGACATCTCCTTAAGCCAGCGCTCTGTTACCTTGCCTTTCCCCTGGTTGAGGGCCAGGTCCAGCGCCCCGGTTATCGCCATGGTAAAAGCCAGGCCTTGATCCAGCAACCGGTTGCGGCTACGGATCTGGGACGCGGCCACCAGCCCTTTCACCATCAAAGCCGGGTAACCGTCGATCAGCCGGTACAGGTCATGCCCCTGGGACGCCAACTCCGAGAGGCCGATGGTTAT